GTTCTCCGGTGCGTCAACAGCATCACGGGTAATGCGGGAGGCCGTCAATGTCTAGTATCCACGAAAAACTTGTCACGATTCAATCGTCGCTTGTTGCGCCGAAGAATCAGTACAATTCTTTCGGCAAATACAAGTACAGGTCATGTGAGGACATCTTAAAGGGAGTTAAGCCCCTTCTGGCAAGCGAAAGCCTTGTCCTGGTCTTGGATGATGAGATTGTCGCCGTTGGAGATCGAATCTACGTCAAGGCAACCGCCACGATCACGGACGGAGAAGCCGACATATCAGCCACCGGTTGGGCGCGCGAAGCCGACAGCAAAAAGGGTATGGACTCCGCACAGGTTACGGGGTCCACATCGTCATACGCCCGTAAATATGCCTTAAACGGCCTTCTGTGCATCGACGATACAAAAGACGCTGATGCGCTTAACAACGGCAAAAACACCCCGCCAGAGGCCGAAAATGCACCTCCGGTTTCCGAGGCACAACTCAAAAAACTCCATGCCGTGGCCGGGCAGCTCAAGATTGAGCGTGACGCCCTGCTCAAGGGCTGTGCTGCTCATATTGGCCGCGTGATCCAGTCAACCAAAGATCTGACCAAGGCCGAGGCCGTCAAGGTCATCGATGCAATGGAGCGCAAAGCGCAGGGGGCAGCATGAGACTTCCAGAACACAATGAAGAATCGTCAGCCGGTTGTGATGTCGTTCTCTCTTATAGGGGGCAAAAAGACTACGAGCAACGGCTTGAACAGAATGCCCCTGACTATGAGTTATCCCCAATGCTCAAAGACGAGTGGAGGTACCAAAACACCCACCATCGAAAAGGTTGGGGGTCTTCATCGTCCGAGCAGGTGCCGCAATGGACCCCGCCCACGGTTCGGGAGAAGCGGGAGTACGCCTTGCGTGATGCCGTTGCCCTACGAAACTACGTCCTCCGTGTAGAGCGAAACAACCACCCGTCAACGGGTGACTGGTGGACGCAGGAAGGGATTGAGGCGGTCCACGAGATGCGGAAGGAGATTGAGGCGGTCTTGGCCAAGTACAAGGCCAAAGCAAACCGGATGCAAGGGATTAGTGCCAGGCAAGAGGGGGGAACGTCGTGAGTGTAAAGGTATATCAATACGGGACCGGCGCGGTTCGACGTGCATCTATGGATCTCACCCGAGCACTTGCAAGGATGCGGGGGCGGTCATGAACAGACATACACCTGGACCGTGGGCTGTAACGGCAGACGGAATCAATATAAAGACAAAGGACACAGACATCATGATATGTGAGAATGGTGGAGAAACGGGGGCGACTGAAGACAAGGCAAATGCACGACTCATAGCAGCGGCCCCGGACATGCTGGAGGCCCTGGAGAACCTGGAGAACGATGACAGGGCGATACCAGGCCACGCATGGATCATGATCAAGAATGCAATCGATAAAGCCACGGGCAAGTCATGACCTACTGGACCATAACCATTAGCGGGATCACCATGGACAACGTGAAATAGGTAGCTCAACACCTGTAAGTTGAGACGGGACGCGAAATCGTCAAAGAAAGGCCCAAAATTTCTTACATGGACAGGCACATCATGCTCTAGCCCGTGGAGAGTCAGACAAACCCGCATCACGTCGAGAAGTAGTCTGGCTGATAACGCAACGGGTAATCTCCAGGGGATTACCGGGAAACCGGCCTCCTTTACCCTCACAATCGCCCGAACCGCTCCCTGGAAGCGGGGAAGGCATAAAAAGGGGAAGATATGAAAAGACGGCATAGAGACTTTTTGGACACATGGATGGACACGATAGCTGTAATCTGGATTGTAATAATCGGAGTGGTGGTTGTATATGTCATCAAATAAAAAAATAGGCACCTGTGCAATCTGCGGAAGAGAGTTTGAGAAAAAGACTTGCAGGCACCAAACGTGTAGCAAAGAGTGTAGCAAGGAATTAAAGCGGCGTAACGCAAGGGCCAGGGGTCTATGGCGTAGCGAGGAAATACTTTATTGCGATCTTTGTGGTAAAGAGTTTCATCCGTGTTCCGACACACAGAGATTTTGTAGCCACAAGTGCGCTATGGAGTATTTGCGAAAGATGCGGAAGGCAAAAAGTGGCCCTATGGAAGAAACATTTTGGAATGACCTTGATTACACCCCGGGCTGCGAAGGCCCTGCATCTCCCGCATATTGCCCACTTGAGCAACGCCTAGGAGCCGAGATATGGTAGTCAAACATAAGGAATCTCAATGCCAAAAATCGAAAAGATAGTCGTGGTAGTGAATGCAAAAGGCAAATATTTTGATGTGATCCACGATGCGAACAGACAGGTTGACAGGAGCCTCAAGGCGAAAAGATGTCTGACGCGGAAGGTCTCTCTGGAAAACGCGGAAAGATTCGGTGATGAGATCATGCTGACATATACGGCTACATCAAAACCCCGGGGGGCGATATGAACGTAAATCAAAACACAAATACCTCACGCAATCAGAACGCGGCCATTCTCGCTACGCTCAAGCGGGGGGAACGGTTGACCTCCATGGAAGCCCTTGACCGGTTCGGGTGCTTCCGTCTCCCCGCAAGGATTTATCCACCCGCACCGTAAAACCCGGTCCTTCAGGGCGGGGATATAAGGTGCTGACTGCGACAGCAGTCATGGCTTTGGTTTTGAGGTTCTAAATACTTGCATCTTACACGCGAACACGTTGGTATGTAAACTATGAATATCAAGCGAGCATATAAGTTTCGATTCTATCCCACGTCTGAGCAGGAGCAGGTTCTTGCACAGACGTTCGGGTGTGCTCGCTTTGTGTATAACTACATGCTGCGTGTGCGTACTGACGCATGGTTTCAGCGCAGTGAAAAGGTTGGATACCACGAAACATCTGCTTTACTTACTGCGCTCAAAAAAGATCCGCAGTACACATGGCTTGGGGAAGTGTCTTCCGTCCCGATCCAGCAGGCGCTTCGCCACCTGCAGACTGCGTTCAATAACTTCTTTGCAAAACGCTCGCAGTATCCTTCGTTCAAGTCCAAGCATGGACGCCAGAGCGCGACCTATGCTGCGAGCGCGTTTCGCTGGGACGGTAAGGTTCTCTATCTTGCAAAGATGAAAGAACCGCTCAATATCCGCTGGTCGCGCACTATCCCCAAGGCGGCGAAGGTATCTACCGTCAGCGTAAGCAAAGACCCTGCAGGCAGATACTTCGTATCGCTTCTGTGCGAGGACTGCGTAGCGCCAAAGCCAGCGGTCAAGAGCAAGGTCGGTATCGACCTGGGTTTGAGCCATTTCGCTGTACTTTCAAATGGCGAAAAGGTTGCCGCACCCAATACCCTGCGCAGATATGAAAAGCGCCTGGGTGTGCTGCAGCGCCGCCTGAGCAAGAAACAAAAAGGTTCAAACAACCGCGCCAAAGCACGCAAGAAAGTAGCGCGTTTACATGCAAAGATAGCAGACACACGCAGGGATTTTCTGCATAAGCTTTCAACCCGCTTGATACGCGAGAACCAAGCTATCGCGGTTGAAACCTTGTCGGTAAAGAACATGCAGAAAAACCGCCATCTGTCCAAATCCATTTCAGACGCAAGCTGGTCGGAATTTCTGCGACAGCTTGAGTACAAAGCCCACTGGTACGGGCGCGAGCTGATAGGGATAGACCGATGGTACCCATCAAGCAAACGTTGCTCGAACTGCGGACACGTAGAAGAATCCATGCCACTTTCCAAAAGAGAGTGGACGTGTCCTGAGTGCAACACCCATCATGACCGCGACATAAACGCGGCCAAAAACATATTGGCGGCAGGGCTTGCCGCAACAGTCTGTGGAGAGAATGTAAGCCCGGTGTCTCTTTGAGACATTGGCAACTCTCATTGAAGCAGAAAACTCCCGACAGCGATGCCGGGAATCCCCTTCCTTCAGGGAGGGGAGGACGTCAAGACCTCCGGGGGCAGGGGTATAATATCGAAGACAGAACGGTTGCCACGCAGTCCGGGAAAAGAGTCAAGGAATATTGGCTAAAGAGGGAGGGGAGCGCATGAACCAGTACAAAGGGAGCAAAGTAAATGAGTTTCAAAGAAGTGCCCAGAAAGATATTCAGACAGCTCGTTGCAATCTTCTTCATTATCATCTTTCCGGTGCTGATGCTGTTTGACTGCTTTAAGTATGTCGGCTTCAACTCTCTCGCTTGGTACTGGGAATCGTTTAAGTGCCTATGCCGAGTCGCTATCTGGAAAAACCCCAAGAGTGGATCGGGGAAAGAATAAATAAACATACGAAGGGGAAAAGATGAAACGCCCAGAGGCTGAAATTCTTGAGGGTATTCGCATTGTATACCGCGATACATATCAGAACGTTATCTA